GGGGTGAAAATTGAAGAGGTCCCCCAGTTCGAACTGGTCTGTGACTAGACCAGCGGGTCTGGGTTGTATGTACATACAACCCAGAAACCACAAACCGGAAGGCAGCATGTGTGCTGCCTTTTTTGTCAGCCGGTACATTACTGTACAGGGTACAGTATTACAGGGCCCATGGGCCCTGTATGCATAACACAGAACCCTTACGCGCGCCTTACAGTTCTCTTTTTTCTTTCTATTTTTCCCTTATTAGGTGGTGGCGGGGGTGGGTGGGCCCGCCTGTTACTCTCTGTGTGTGTATTTGGATTGGGATTTGGAGAGGGGGGAGGGCCATTTTTGGTACGTCAGTTGCAGGCAAAAGCTTCGCCAAGTTTTAGCCAAATTTAGAACCTGTTTAAACATGGCCTCCCCAAAACACCCCCCTTGTTGTTTTAAATGCAATCAGGGGTTATATTTATGCAAATTTCAAAACGTGGCCTATGCACTCTACAAAACCGGATGACGTACAAGACGAGCAGCTAAGACTAGAACTTCGTCTTAGATTGCTAGAAGCTCAGGACAGAGCAACCACTGACTTTCTGTCCTTCTGCCAGTACGTCTGGCCCGAGATGATTGTCGGCGAACACCACCGGCGTATTGCTAAAGCCCTTGACCGTGTCATTACAGGCGAGTGCAAACGTCTAATGATCGCGATGCCTCCACGTCATGGCAAGTCCCAGCTTGGGAGTTATCTGTTTCCAGCATATCTGATGGGCCGGAGCCCTGATACTAAATTAATTGTCGGCTCACACACTGCTGAGTTAGCGCAGCGTTTTGGCCGAATGATTAGAAACCTTGTTGACGACGAGAAGTACAAGGAATTGTTCCCTAAGATGGCCCTGTCAGTTGACAGTAAGGCTGCCGGACGGTGGAACACGGCCCAAGGAGGTGAAGCCTTTTTCATTGGTAAAGGCGGTGCGATGACCGGGCGCGGTGGTAATGTTGTCGTGTTGGACGATATATTGGACGAGCAGGATGCTGTGTCGGATACGGCGATGGAGAACACGTGGGAGTGGTACACCTCTGGACCAAGGCAGCGATTACAGCCGGGCGGCGCTATTATTGTGATCAATACGCGGTGGAAAACGGATGACTTGACGGGTCGATTGCTCAAGCAACAGGGCTATTTAAAGTCGGATCAGTGGGAGGTGTTGGAGTTCCCTGCTATTTTGCCGAGTGGCCGGCCTCTTTGGCCTGATTACTGGAGCCTTGATGAGTTGGAGAAGGTCAAGGTATCTATTGGCTTGAAGAAGTGGAATGCTCAGTGGCAGCAGCAGCCCACGAATGATGAGGGTGCGATTCTGAAGAGGAACTGGTGGCGCAAGTGGCGGCATGAGGAGCCGCCTGAGTGTGAGTATTTGATTCAGGTGTATGACACGGCGTACTCGAAGAAGGAGACTGCTGACTTCTCTGTTATCAGTACGTGGGGCGTGTTCTATCCTGATGCTGATTCGGGTGCCAATCTGATGCTGCTCAATGTGCGTAAGGGCCGTTGGGATTTTCCTGAGCTAAAGCGCATGGCAAAGGATGAGTATGTGTATTGGAAGCCTGATAATGTTTTGATTGAGGCGAAGGCGACGGGCACTCCGTTGCAGCAGGAGTTGAGGCGTCTTGGCATTCCTGTGACGATGTTCTCGCCCGGCGGTAGAAGGTCTGGTCAGGACAAGGTCAGCCGTGCCAATGCTGTTGCTCCGTTACTTGAGTCCGGCATGATTTGGTATCCTGAGGGTAAAGAGTGGGCCGAGGACCTTGTAGAGGAATGCGCGTCTTTTCCTAACGGGAACAATGATGACCAAGTGGATACTGCGGTGATGGCGTGGACTCGATTTAGGCAGGGTAATTTTATTGCGTTGGAGTCTGATGATGATGATGAGCCGGAGGTGGATGAGAGCTCGGTTGAGTATTATTGAAATGCCGCATAAAATAGAGAAACATTTGACAAGGACCTCGGACCATGGCCCAACAGACATTTGAAGAGATAGTTGATGCGGTAATGCAGGCCGAGAGCCGCGGTAAGCGTTACAAGGATGACGGTAAGACTCTGACGACCAGCCCCAAGGGTGCTTTGGGTGAGATGCAGGTCATGCCTAAGACCAGCCGTGATCCGGGGTTTGGTGTTGTTCCTGCTAAGGACAAGTCCCCTGATGAAATTGCAAGGGTGGGAAAGGATTACTTGCAGGCGATGTTGGGTAAGTACGGTGATACAGAAAAGGCTTTGATTGCTTATAACTGGGGACCGGGGTCTACGGACAAGTGGTTAGCTGCGGGTGCGAACCCTGACAAGTTGCCTGCGGAAACGAGAACGTATGTTCAGCGGGTCAAGGGATTTCTTGGTGGCAAGGATGTTCCACGTGAAACATCTGTTGCAAAGAAGGAGCGTGAGCCGTTGCCCCCGTCCCTTCCTCCGATGGCACAGGCTCCCACAATAAAGCCAGAAGCTGCAGCGCGTGTTGCGAGCCTTGGCCCGGGGTATCAAGCTGCGTTGGCTTTGTCGTTCTTAGCGGAGACGGACGATGAGGAGGATCGCAAGACGACGATCACGCAGGAGTATCTTGCTAAGGCGCAAGAGGAAGAGGATGATCGGGCGGCAGCGGCAGCAGTCACTAAGCGGCAGTCCAATGTTTTTGCTGACTTGTCCAATACCACAATCCGTTCTCCTTTTGCCGAGCCACAGCAGCCGGTGATGATGAAGGAGGGTGGGGATGTAAAGAACGCTAAATCTTTAATGGACAGGTTTAAAGATTTAGCATTTGAATATGGAAAAGATCCTATTGCATTTATGCGTGAGTATAAAGTGCCAACAAGTCCAATGGGTGTAGGTTTAACTGCTGGGTACGCAGCGTATAAGCACGTGACAGGCAAAGATCCCTTGTCGGATTTGCAAAAAGAATTAAGTCAACGGTTGAACCCTGAGATTGATACGGGTGATACAGAGTCGATGCCCATCTCTGTTGGGTTGCCCCCTGTCCGGCGTGCAAATGGAAGCCCTGAAGAGGGTGAGGATTTAAGCAAACCGTCTTTTGGCAATCCTAATATTCGTAAGCAAGGCGAGGCAGCAAGGAGACTTGCTGCGATGCGGGATGTCAACACATTACCCGACCCTAAGACCTACGCAGCGGTAGCAGGGGCCCTTGGCACACGGCCCGATCAGATGGGGTTTAGCGTATTAAACCCTAAGTACAAAGAAATAATGGACGTAGCCAATCCTGCTTTTTATGCAGGTACGGCGTTGCAGATAGCCCCTGTTGCTCAAGGTCCCGGAATGGGACGTATGGTGGGTGCTGCGGAAAGAGCTTTGGAGCCAGCGGTACGCAGAACATTGGAAGGCGGGGGTAAGGCTTCTGAAATGTTGCAGGCTTTGGCAGCACCGCCCTCACAGATGTTTGTTCGTGCAAGGCCGGAAGCAGCAGCGCGGCACGCGGACCTGCAGGCTCAAGGCTTGTCACCAGAGCAAATCCGTGCGCAAAATTTAACTTTGGTTGATAACCGCGGTAATTTGTTGGAAGAGATCAGTGATGCGCCGGCAGTTTTGCAGCAAAAGACTGCATCTGTGCAGCGTTTGTACTATGATATGTTAAATCATCCCGAACTTCAGAGCATTTATCCGGAATACGACATGCCTAATGTTTTGATGAAAACGACAAGGCGCAAAGATGCCCCGTTGGCTTCGGCTTCTTTTGGAGAAAGAGAAGGAATTCAAGGAACAGTGCGTAGTTTGCCGGGTGATGATGTTAGGGGCACGGTCCGCGGAACTTTGTTGCATGAAGGCCAGCATGCAATTCAGTCCATAGAAGGTTTTACAGAGGGTGCAAACCCCAGTGCTTTTGTTGCTTACATTAAAGCGAAGCGCGGTTTGTACCACGAGGATCCTACGGTCAACGAAAATGTTATTCGGGAGATGGAAAGGGCGTATCCTAATTTGCCTGAGGTTACGGACAGGATAGGGCAGGATCTTAAAGCTAGATACGGCAAAGTTTTTCCTTCAGACAAGCGCGTGGGAGAAGCTTTGTACAGGCATATGCCGGGGGAGGTGCAGGCAGAGTTGGCTCGGGTGCGCAGTAACTTGACGCCGGAAGAACTTAAAGCGACGCCGCTTGAAGTGTCTATGCAGCAATTAAATATTAATCCTGCCAATATTTTGGAAATGAACAAGATGGGTTCACGCCCTGACAGGCAGATTGGTGATATGGAATACGATGTTTATGGTTATGCCAACGGCGGTGAGGTTGAGCAAGAGCGCCTGACCCCGCAGCAGATAGAACGACTCGCGGCTCAAGAAGCAGCAGCCAGAGAGCAGGCCAGCACAGCAGCATTTATTGCACAGAAGTCCGGCATTGGTCGCAAGGCGGGCAATATTTCCAATGCTTTGAACACGGGAACTGCATATCCAGCCATAGCTCAAGGCACAGGAGATGTGCCTTACGATCTTGCTGGCTTGCCTGTTGATTTGACAACCATGGCAATGCGTCCTTTTAGCTACAAAAATGAAAAGCCATTCTTAGGCAGCGAGTATTTGAAGGAAAAAGCGACAGAAGCAGGCATTCGCAGGCCCACGCCAACGGATCCAACCCTTAAAGGCTTTCATACCTTTGGTCAAGTAGGTGCTGGTGTGTTGGCTCCGGGCAAGATCATTCAAGGTGCGCAGGCATTGAAGGGCGCAGCAGCAGAAGCACTGGCCGGTTTTAGAGCAGGCAGGGCCGAGAAGCCCGGAATGACCGACTTAATGACCGGTCAAAGATTTGAAGTGACACCACTAACGCCTGAACAACAGGCCGCCGAACAACTCGCTATCAATGCGGTGTTTGATAACATAGCAGGTGTTAATCAACGACAGATTGCAGCGGACGTAGCGGCGGGAAGACTGCCGCAATCTCTTGCCCCAAGGCCCGCGCTACTGGAAGCAGAAGAAAACATTGCTAGATTGCCCGCAGATGCACAAGAGCAGTTACGTTTATTTCAACAAAATGTAGCACCACGTACTGTTGCTGAAAGAGCACCTACGGCACAACTTCCTGTAGCTACACCTGTTGCACCTCCCGTTGCACCTCCTGTAGCAGTGCCGGTCAGCGCAGAATTTCCATTTGTTGGACGCTTGGATGAGTTTGCTGCAAGCATGAAAGGTCCTGCACAGAAGGAGCAGTTGATCAATCAGGTCAAGGGCAAGTTCCGTGAGCAGGATGTTGCGCGCATTGAAGCAGCACTGGTTAATTTAGGTCCTAAGGACAAAGTAACGCCTGCCATGTTGCAAGAAGCATTGGCTAATACGTATTCACCGAGCCGTTTCCGTTCGGCGGAGGTTATGTCAACAGGTTCTATGTATGACAAATCAGATAACGTTTTTGCTCAAAATAAACCGATAGCAGGATCGATGAATCTGTATTTAAAAGAACCGCCTGAAATGCTTGCAAATATGGATGAAATAGCAATAGTTAAAAAAGAACTAACCGACGTTCTTTATGGTTTTCCTAGACCTGAAAAAATTAAAAATATAAATAAAGTTTTAGCAAAAAGTCCACTTGCTGTAAGAGTTCCTGAATTTGCCATGTTACAACAGAGGCTGCAAGATGCCATTCCAACAGTTACAAGATTTGGCAAAATAGGCGATGAGTTAGACGAAGCTAGAAATTTAATTAGCTTTCCACTTTCTTACAACAAAGATGGCTTTAATTATTGGAGAGAACTTGATCGCCGTGCTGCCGTTGCAACAGAGGGAATGCCAAATGGTCTTGCAAAACGAGTAGCCGAAAACAATTTTAGGATAACAGAAGAGCCAAAATTAGTGCAGGAGATGATGCAAAAAGGCTCAGATAAATTAGTTGCACTTGGCGGCCAGCCAATAGATGTCACTGGGTATATGACAAGAAACGGTTTCCTTGAACCAATACCAATGGGGCCCGGCGGAGTAATGCAGCCTCGTACACAAAGCGTTGCTAATAGAGCTTTTGATGATGATGTCTTACAAAAAGAATTAAAAGACATTTCTTCGCCAATAGAAAAAGGAGTTAAATCGGCTTTAGAAAAAATTCAACAAAGCTTACGTCCGGATTTTCGCAAACTAGAGGACGCATTGCAGCCGTTTACTGGTTATGGTGGCAGACATCGCCAAGCTACTGGTGGTGAAAACATGCCAATTGGTTTTTCCCGGTTTACAGAACACGCCATCGACATAGATGGCAAGCAACTAAAAGGCCGTCACGTACATGAACTGCAGTCCGACCTTTCTAAGGATATAAAAACACTAGGTCCTAAGGGCGGTTCTTTAGAAAAAGACCGAAAAGAATTAGATGGTTTATTGGCTAAGGAAACAAAACTAGCTCAAGAGCAAACAGCTTTAGCTGCGCAAATTAATGCCATGCCGGATAACGATCCATTAATAAATAAAACAGCACAAAATCTTTTAACTGTAAACTCAGAGATTAAAAAAATAAATCAACGCAAAAAGATTTTAAAAACTCGTGTGGGGTCGGGAGCAGGAGATCCCGGTGTTGGAACATATTTCCTAGAAGAACCCTTTGCTGGTTTTGAAACAAATTCTCCGGTACGTATGCAGTTGTTGATTAAAAATGCGATACAGTCTTCAATACGTTCAGGTCAAGACTTTGTTACATTCCCCGGCAAAGAGTCAGATAAACCAGCACTGTACGAAAAACTCTTGCCCAATTTGAAGCAAGCCGTCAAAGATTTAGGCGGGGAAAAAGCAGGATTTGAGATTAAACCCATTACACTGCCAAATCCCGGTGGAACAGAACCAACAGTTTGGGGCGTCCTGTGGTCACCAGAAACCGCCGCTAAAGCCATAGAAAAAGGCGTTCCATTCAACAAGGGTGGAATGGTTGAACGCAAAACTGACGATAACCGCAGATACATGTAAGGAATAACATGCCTATAGAAAAGAACAACGACCTGCCTGCTGGCAACATAGATGTTGAAGTTGAAAGCATGGTGGCAGAGGACATGCCTGACATAGAGATCGTGCTTGATCCAGAAACCGGAAGCGTTGATGTAACGCTAGGAGCGGAAGAAGATGAAGTGCCCTTTGGCGCTAACTTAGCCGAGGTCCTTGATTCGAGTGTCTTGCAGCAGATCAGTTCTGAGTTGTTGCCTTTGTTTGAGGCGGATCAGGGATCGCGTAAGGATTGGGAAGAGCAGTATGGCAAGGGCTTGAAGCTGCTTGGCTTTACCTTTGATGAGCGCACACGTCCTTTCAAGGGTGCTGCAGCTACAACGCATCCTTTGTTGACGGAAGCGATTGTGCAATTCCAAGCGCAGGCGCTTAAGGAATTGATGCCCGCGGACGGGCCCGTGCGCACGCGCGTACTGGGGAAAGAGACACGAGAGAAGTTGATGCAAGCGGACCGCGTGCGTGACTTTATGAACTATCAGATTACATCGGTGATGGAAGAGTACACACCGGACTTTGATCAGTTGTTGTTCTATGTAGGTTATGGTGGCTCGGCGTTTAAGAAGGTGTATTACGACGAAGATCGTGACCGGATGGTGAGCAAGTTGATCTTGCCTGACAACTTGTATATCCCGTACAACGGATCGAGTGTGATGAGTGAGTGCCCGCGGATCACGCATGTGGTGCCGATGTCGGTGAATGATTACCGCAAGGCGGTGCTCCGTGGTCAGTACTTGGATACGGCAGAAGAGCGTAGCACGTCGGATGTTGGTGACAATATCATTCAGAAAGAAACAGACCGCATCACAAAGATCACGCCCAATACGGACGATGAGGAAATGGAGTTGTTGGAGTTCCAGATTGATTATGATCTGCAGGGCTTTGAGCACACGGACGAGGACGATGAGCCAACGGGCCTGCGCTTGCCGTACATCATCACGATAGACAGGACTTCTGGATCGACAGTGGGTGTGCGTCGCAACTGGAATGAGGGCGACGATCTGTTCCGCCGCAAGCAATACTACGTGCACTACATGTTGGTGCAGGGCTTGGGCGCGTATGGTTTGGGCTTCTTGCATTTGGTGGGTGGCTTGAGTCAAGCGGCAACTTCTGCACTGCGTCAGTTGTTAGATGCGGGAACGCTTGTGAATCTGCCGGCAGGTTTCAAGGCCAAAGGCGCGCGCATTATGAATGATGATGTGCCGCTGCAGCCGGGTGAGTTTAGAGACATTGATGCGGGTGGTGTGGAACTTAGCCAGACGCTGATGCCATTGCCGTACAAGGAGCCAAGTCAGACCTTGTTTGCGTTGCTTGGTTTTTGCGCAGATGCGGGCCGCAGGTTGGCAAGTGTCACGGACATGCAGGTGGGAGACAGCAATCAGAATGCAGCGGTAGGTACAACGATTGCGTTGTTGGAAAAAGGCGGACAGGTGATGTCTGCAATCCACAAGCGTTTGCATTACTCGCAGCGAATTGAGTTTAATTTGCTTGCTAAGGGATTTGGTGAGTACTTGCCTGATGAGTATCCGTATGACGTGCCGGGTGAGACAAGGTCAGTCAAGCGTAAAGACTTTGATGATCGCATTGATGTGTTGCCGGTGTCAGATCCCAACATCTTCTCTGTAGCCCAGCGCATTACGATGGCACAGACGCAACTACAATTGGCGCAGAGTAATCCGCAGATGCATAACATGTATGAGGCATATCGCCGCATGTACCAAGCGATTGGAGTGCGGGATATTGATGGTATTTTGAATACGCAGAATGTGGACAAGCCTAAAGATCCTGTTAGCGAGAACTCGCAGGCGCTAGATGGATCACCACTGAAAGCTTTTGCTGGTCAGCAGCATGATGCGCACATCATGAACCACCTTTTGTTTGGTATGTCGCCTTTGATAGGCGGTATGCCGCAGGTAGCGGTGACGATGCAGAAACACATCTTTGATCACATCCGTTTAAAGGCCGAAGAGGCAACGGAAGCAGAGTTGTTTACGCAATACGGCACTGATCCCGAGAGCATGGTGTCTGCATTGCAGCGTGAAGCGATGATTGCGATTAAAACTGCAGAGTATTACCAAGAAGCCAAGAAAATACAGACCGATTTGCAGGGTCCGCCACCAGAAGATCCATTGGTCAAGGTCAAAGAGCAAGAGATTCAGGCCAGAATGGCCAATGATCAGGCTAAAGACAGCAATGAGAAGGCCAAAATCCAGTTGGATAACCAAAAAATGCAAAGTGATGTGGCCTTGCAGCAGGCAAAACTTGCAATTGATGCTCAAAAACAACAGCGAGGTTAAAAAAACAGCCATGCAGACCAAAAAACCTAAGGTTTCGGTGCCAAAAGCAGAGCCAAAACTTAAAAAAGTACCGGTTAGTAGTGATACACCAAAGAAAACGTATGTTTATCGCAAAGATGCGTTCAAAAAGGTGTTGATTACGTAACAAACATGTGCATAATGCGCTTAAGCCCACGGACAGGGGTCTCTACTGTCTGCTTCATTGGATAATCCATGCTTGAATTTACTGAGAGAACGCTGATTGCTATTAAAAACCTTCGTCACCAGACGGAGGCGTTGATTGTCAATGGCAGTGTGAAAGATATGGAGCAGTATCGGTTTTTAATGGGACGCCTTGAGGGGTTTAAGTTTGTTGAGATGGAAGTGCAGAATCTTCTCAACAAGGAACAAAACCAATAAGGAGTTTATCAATGGAAATGACTGCGCTGGAAAAGAAATGGGCGGAAGAAGCTTCTGCCCATGTACCTTCCTTGAACGATGCTTACGACAAAGAGGGTAGCCTCATTGTTGAGAAGATCGAACAGAAGGTGATGGACCGAATTCCTACTCCTACGGGGTGGCGAATCGTCATCTTGCCCTACAGAGGGGCAGAAAAAACCAAAGGTGGCATTGTATTGTCAGACCAGACCCGCCAGCGCGAGCAAGCGGCTACGGTTTGTGGCTACGTGCTGTCTGTTGGCCCACTTGCTTACGCCGATGAGAATAAATTCCCAACCGGTCCGTGGTGCAAGAAGGGTGATTGGATTGTTTTTGGTCGATATGCGGGCGCACGCTTGCCGATTGACGAAGGAGAGATCCGAATCATTAATGATGACGAAGTTCTGGCTCTTATCCAGAATCCTGAAGATATCGTTCACTTATAAGGCACCATATGGCAGATAACATGAGCACGGAGCAGTTAGAGTTTAATTTAGGCGAGGATGAAGAGCCCGCAACGGTGACGTTTGGCAAGGATGCTGACGGTAATCAAGAGCCGGGTCAATTAGAAATTGAGCCGCCACAAACAACACAGAGAGAAGCACAAACGCACTCTGATGAGTTGGGTTCTGTCAACGAAGCGGTACAAAAACGTATTGCTAAGCTGACAGCTAAGATGCGTGAAGCAGAGCGCCGTGAGCAGGCAGCTTTTGAGTACGCTAAGGGCATGCAATCTCAGGCGCAAGAGCTACAAAAGAAGCTGGTGCATACGGATTACAGCCGTTTGAATGAGGCAAAGTCTCGTTTAGATACACAGCAGTTGCAGTTGCGTCAGATCATTAAGAAGGCCCGAGAAGAGGGTGATATTGATACTGAGACGGAAGCCAATCAGCGTTTGTCAGAGATGACGATGGAACAGCGGCAGGTTTCGGGTTGGTTGAAGCAGCAAGAACATGCGGTTCGCAATCCTGCGCCTGTGCAAGAGTATCAGCAAGCTCCTCAACAACGGCAAGCAGCACCTGATCCCCGAGCAGAGGATTGGGCAGCTAAAAACACGTGGTTTGGTCAGGACAGAATGCTGACCTATGCTGCATGGGGCATACA